CTTTTAGTGCTGAAGAAATGCCTTTTGTAGATGCAGTTGCTAAATGTAATACTTGGGATGAAGTTGTTGAACTAGCCAACTCGCTCTTTGAACATTCTAAATCTGAAGAAGCAATGCAGAATCAAATGCAACCAGAAGATGATCTTTTTGGTGATGATACTGATGATGCTGAATATTCTGATGACGGATATTCTGATGATGTTAGCGAGCCTTGGGATGATCCAGAAACTGCTGAAGAATCTGATGCCGGTGAAGACGGTGAGTCTTCTGATGAATCTGGTGATGCCGATGAAGATGGTGAATCTTCTGAAGAGACTGATACTTCTAATGCTACCACTGGTGAAGAGTCTGAAGAATCTGAAGAAACTGATGAAACTTCTACTGAAAAAACTTCCGACGGCAATATCATGAAAGGTTCTAGCGATGGTTCATTAGAGCCTGAAGCAATGACCGATACGAATTTCCGTGCGAGAGAACAAGAACTAATTAAAACTGATGGTCTTGAAACTCTTAACGTGACATGGCCTAAACTGATCACTAAAAAATTAGTTATGCCTTGTGCTGAAGTGTGGGACTTTGAGACCACTTACAATGAGTATGGTGGTCCAAAGTATACCCCGGCAGAAGCAGAAAATATTCTTCTGAAAAGATTCCAAACAAAACATAAGACAACTATTAATCAGTTGGTTCAGCAATTCGAAATGAAAAGAAAAGCTACCGCGATTAAAAAACAGCGTATCAATAGTACTGGTAAGTTGAATGAAGATAAATTGTGGGCATACAAACTGACTGACGATTTATTCTTATCATCGACCACTGTGCCTGATGGACAAAATCACGGTATGCTAATGTTGTTAGATATGTCTGGGTCAATGTACCAACAAATGAAATCAACCCTAGAACAATTGATGATACAAATTGCTTTCTGTAAAAAAGTAAATATTCCATTCAAAGTTTATGGGTTCAGTAGTTGTGCAAATAGTTACAATACTAGATGGTCAGATTTGATCAGAGATCCTAAAGTTGGTGACATTCACTGGGATGATGTTCAAGTCGGTTTGGTAGAATTAATTACTTCCGATCTCGGTGCCGCACAGTATACAAAAGTTTTCAAAAAACTTCTGGGTTACGCTACGGTGTTTGGCAATTACTACAGAAATAATGACTTTGATAATGTGGTCGAGATGGACAGAAGTTGTGCTCCTAGACACTTAAACTTGGGTATGACTCCTCTTGCTGAGGGTATTATGATTCTCCGTGACATTGCAATTGAGTTCAAAGAATCAAAATCTCTTGAAGTATTGAATACTATTATTCTTACTGACGGTGATAACTCCACTACATTGGAAACGATTGGTGAAATAAAAGAGTTTGATGATGGTAACAGTTATGCTAGTCCAGAAAGATACTACGGCAAAAAGTTTTCCGATGTCTTCATCAAAGAAGGTCCTATTACTACTGCAATTAAGAGTAATCGTGGTTACGGTGACTCTGCTCCTCGATACAATAACTTTTCGAATGCAATGATGAAACACTATCAAGCCACTACCGGCTCTAGAATGATTGGCTTCAGATTGGTCGAGCCATCTGTAAAGAAAGCCCGTGATCAATTCATGAATGCGATTGAAGATTATGATTGGAATGCATTTGACAAAGCCAAAAAGACCTGGGCTCCAGATAGATTTATTGAAGTACCAAATGCCACTGCGTATGATGCGCTCTATCTTATTAAAGGTGGTAAAGGTCTGGATGTTGAAGAGACTGAACTTGAGGTCAAATCTACCAGTAAGGGTGATCTAAGACGTGGTTTTAAGAAGTTTGCCATGAATAAATCATCAAGCCGAGTGTTTTTAAATCGCTTCATTGAGAAAGTTGCGTGAAATCAATAGCTTGGAGCCAAAAATAATTGAAGAAAAAGGTTGACATATGCCTTGGCTCCAGCTATAATGTATGTATAAATTGAGTTAACCCTTTTGAGAGAGGTCTATTATGATGAATCAACTAACTACCCAAATGTTTGCTAATGACAAACAAGAACAAGAAGTCGGATCAATTATCTCCGCGCTTCAACAAACTGACAATCCTAGTGGTGTTTTTACCCGAAGTGATTTGAACCAGATTGCAGATCAACTTGGAATTTCCAAGCAAGGTTCTGCTCTCGGTTACATCGTGGAGAATTATGCCGTATCACGAGGTAAATATACTTTTGGTGATAACGGTCCGGTTGCTCAGATTGTCCCACAGTCTGCACCCCCGGTTGCAGTAATTGAGACTAAGGCTCCGGAGAGTAAAGTTTTGACCCAAGCTAAATTATCAATTGAGATTGAGAATCTTATTCCCGAAAAAGATTCCACTTACGTTCCTTTTGGATTCTACAAAGATTTATCCAGCATTGTAAAATCTGGTGTGTTCTACCCAACTTTTATCTGCGGTCTATCCGGTAACGGTAAGACTATGATGGTTGAGCAAGTATGTGCCAAACTTAAAAAAGAAGCGATCCGAGTCAATATCTCCATCGAAACTGATGAAGATGATCTGATTGGTGGTAATACACTGGTCGATGGCAATGTGGTCTATCGTGAAGGTCCTGTACTGACTGCTATGAAGCGCGGTGCGATCCTCATTCTAGATGAAATTGATAGAGGCTCTAATAAGTTGATGTGTCTGCAAGCGATACTTGAAGGCAAACCATACTTCAATAAGAAAACTGGTGAGGTGATTGCACCTAAAGCTGGTTTCAATGTTATTGCTACTGCTAACACTAAGGGTCGAGGCTCTGATGATGGCAAGTTTATGGGTGCCCAAGTTCTTGATGAAGCATTCCTTGAGCGTTTTGCTATTACTGTCGAGCAAGAATACCCTTCAGCGGCTCAAGAGAAAAAGATTGTTCTCAACAAAATGGCTGTTCAAGGTTGTGTTGATGATGAATTTGCCGACAAGTTAGTTACTTGGGCTGACGTTATCAGAAAGACTTTCTATGACGGTGCGATTGATGAATTGATCTCAACTAGAAGGCTAGAACACATTGTGAAAGCCTTTGCAATGTTCGATGATAGACTCAAAGCCATTCAGTTATGCGTCAACAGATTTGATGTGGACACCAAGTCTGCTTTCATTGACCTCTACACCAAAGTAGATGCCGGTGTGAGTATGGAAACCACTGAAGAAGTTGAGACTACTGATTCATCGGAGGACTTTTAATGCCTAAACCAGACTACAAGTTTAGGGAAGATGAACTATTAGAGGAGTTCAAAGCCTACATAGATAAGACCTATCAGGGTCACTATGGTCAGGGTGGACTCCAATCTTCCGAAGTGATTGTAGATCGTGGTCATGGTATGGGGTTCTTCCTTGGTAATGTCGATAAGTATAATGGTCGATATGGCAAGAAAGGAACTCCTGAAGATCACCGAAAAGATATCGTTAAGATTATCCACTATGGTTTCTTGGCATTGTATGAACATGATAGGAAAAATTCAAAGTGAATCGGTTAGCTATCACAGGAATAGGATTAGTGGACAACCTTGGGAATAACCCAATGGATTGTTTTACTGAATATCAAACTGGTCCCATTCCCATTCCTGTTGATGGTAGTTTTTCTGCACAAAAAGATAATTTAATTGAAGTAAAGGCTCCTATTTACAATCGCCTATTAGATGTGAATAAGATATCATTACATACTGTAGCCGATGCATTGAAAACAATACCATATTCGGATAATGTATTTACTTTATTCTCTACACTCACTGCTGGCAATACCACGTTTCAGGACTACGGTACTGACTTGGGTGATGGTAAGAATAGAGTTAAGCCACGACAGTTGCTACAGGGTTGTAGAGACTTCACCGCGGGTCTCATAGCGCAATCGTTTGGATTTACAGGTGGTGCTACCAGTTTTAATTCTGCTTGCGCTACAAGTCTCTACCAATTAGACTATGCGTTTCATTTGGCAAAACGATATGACTACATAGTATGCGGTGCTGGTGACTCAGCAAATAATTTATGGGACTCTACGTTTTTTGATAAGCTAGGTGTCCTAGGTTCTAAGTCTGCTCCATTTGATGATGATCGTGATGGAATAATTACTGGTGAAGGAGCAGGCTGTTTAATTTTGATGGATGTCCACAAAGCAATTGAGAAAAATATTCCAATCATTGGGTACATCTATCAGCCAGGTATAGCAAGTGATGGTGTAGAAGGAGACTTTGTTAATCCATCTGCATTCGGATTGAAAAAAGCAATGGGGCTAGCCACACAAGGCATTGATAAGAATGATATCGGATTTGTATCTGCTCATGCTACAGGTACCTTACAGGGTGATGAATCTGAGTACAATGCAATTCAAGATATGTTTCCTTATGTAGATGTCGTAGGACTCAAATCTAAGCTAGGACACACCATGGCAGGCAATGGAATAATCGAATTAATATACTCTGTAATGGGATTAAAACGTAATATTATACCGAAAACTTTTATAAATAGCACCAAATATAGATACGTTACTACGAAAACCCGCGCAACTGATTGTAAATATGCGCTAAAGAATAGCCTTGGCTTTGGAGGGAAAGCCGCCTCGGTTTTAATCGAAGTAACTTAACCAGTTCCCCTAGTGGGCTAAGACTGTCACTTTCGTGACCTCTCTCTCCTCTCATAAATGGAAGTGACAGTCTTAGATTTTATAAATAGCAGTATACTAGTCAAATTTTTGGAGTAAAAAATGGCATACAAATACGCAATTACATATTCAAGACCTACCGTTGATGACGATTGGTATGTCATGGATACAAATATAGTATATACCGCAGAAGAAACTGCTAGACAAACAGTCCTTAGTGATTGGATTGCCGCTAGACAGGCTGATGGTGATATTACAGTAAGTTGGGAGTTCAGTGAAGATATGTTGGACTTTTCATACATTCTAACATATGAAGATGAAGACTCATATAATACTTTGCAGGCAGCCTGGGCAGTAGTTAGAGATGCACAGTGCGATGGTATTGAACCTGAAACCGAAGCAAAGTTTGTTCAATGGAACACAGACAACAACCAGACTTTTGCAATTTCTAAAGAAACTGTTTAAAAACTACTTGACTTTTGGTAGTCGACCCTATATAATGATTTTAATTTACAACGTGATGAGGTTACATAATGAAAATATCCAAGAAAACCCTAGAGGTTCTCAAAAACTTTGCTAGTATCAATCCTAATCTTTTGATTAGACCTGGTAATGTTTTAAATACAATTCCAGCAGATGTTGGAATCTTTGCCCGAGCAGAAGTATCAGAAACTTTTGACAGGGAAATTGGCATCTATGATCTAAACACTTTGTTGGCACTTCTATCTATGATGGATGATACCGATGTTGAGTTTGGTGACGATAGTTTGTCAATCAAAAAAGACTTAGCAGAATTCAAATACTACTATGCCGACAAGAATATTTTAGTTGCGGCACCAGATAAGATTATCGAAGTAGATTCTGAATTTGCTTTCAAGTTATCCACTAAAACGATTGATACTATCAAGCAAGCCGCTTCTATTGTTTCGGCTTCAATGCTTAGTGTCATTGCCAAAAATGGTAAAGTGGTACTCTCAGTTGGTGACCCAGGTTCTCCAAGATCAAATACATACACCATGGAAATTGGTGAGTATCAAGGTGAATTCGATTGTCGTATTCCAATGGAAAACTTCAAGGTAATTTCTACTGACTACGATGTAGTTCTTAGTAAGAAAAAGTTCATGCACTTGCATGGCGGAAGTATGCAATACTGGATCGCTCTAGATCAATCTTCAAAAATATAAGGAGCGACTATGAAAAATAGTGGCGTTATCGAAGTCGGAACTAAAATTCCAACTTTGAGTTTCCAGACCCGTGTACTGGATGAGAATATCACGGAAGGTAATCCATATGTTTGGCAAGAAGTAACAACAGACCAGTTGTTTTCTGATAAGCGAGTAGTTCTTTTCAGTCTACCTGGTGCTTTTACTCCTACTTGTTCTACATATCAACTTCCTGGTTTTGAAAAGATGTACAATGAGTTTCGTGAAGTTGGTATTGATGAGATTTATTGTGTATCAGTAAACGATTCTTTTGTTATGAACCAGTGGGGCAAATGGGCAAAGTTAAAGAATGTAAAACTTATTCCAGATGGTTCTGCCTTGTTGACTATGAGTATGAATATGCTTGTGTCAAAAGACAATCTTGGTTTTGGTCAAAGATCGTGGAGATATGCTGTACTTCTAAATGATGGTGTTGTTGAAAAATCATTCATCGAACCTGGTATCAGTGATAATTGTGAGACTGATCCATATGGTGAGACTAGTCCAGAAAATGTATTTAACTATATTATTTTCGATAGTCCAGTAAAAGCAAAGCCACGCGATCTTCAACTTGAATTGTTTGATGGAGGTTCTACATCTGAATCTTTTGGTTAATTATATTATGAGGAGAATTAAGTGAGAAAAAAGAATGTGAATGAAAGACGCAGAGTTGCGTTGCGAAATCTGGAGAATGCAAAGTTCTTCCCGAAGCAGATCAAATCTGGTAAGAAGATGGTTGATCGATCAGAAGAAACTTGGAACGACAATCGTGATGCAATGATTGAAACTTTACAGAAAAGGATCACATCATGAGTGAGCGCAATGAATTCTTATTTGTGGAGAAGTACAGACCACAAACTATCGATGATTGCGTTTTACCAGATTCGGTCAAAGAAACATTCAAACAATTTGTAGTAAAGGGTGAGATACCCAATCTATTACTGTGTGGTACTGCCGGTACTGGTAAGACAACAGTTGCTAGAGCCTTGTGTAATGAATTAGATTGTGATGTAATCATGATCAATGGTTCTGAAGAATCTGGTATCGATGTATTACGTACCAAAATCAAAAAGTTTGCAAGTACTATGAGTTTTGAAAACAAAACCAAAGTAGTAATCTTAGACGAAGCAGACTATCTCAATCCAAATTCTACTCAGCCCGCACTACGGGCATTCATTGAAGAGTTTTCTGCCAACTGTAGATTTATCTTCACTTGTAATTTCAAAAACAGAATCATTGAACCTTTGCATAGTAGAACTACTGTGGTCGAGTTCCGTTTGGACAAAGCGCACAAGCCAAAAATGGCAATGCAATTTCACAAACGTATGAAAGATATTCTGGACATTGAAGAGATTAAATACTCTGAAAAAGTTCTTGCTGAATTACTCAAGAAACATTTTCCAGATTATCGTAGAGTTCTAAATGAACTGCAACGATATAGTATTGGTGGTGTAATCGATGAAGGCATACTCAGCAATCTGGCTGAAATGAATGTTAAGGGTCTTGTTGATTCACTCAAAGATAAAGACTTTAAGAAGATGCGACAATGGGTAGCCAACAATGTTGACACAGATCCACAAGGCATCTATCGTAAAGTTTATGATGCGCTGATTGATAAAGTAAAGCAAGTACCTCATTTGGTGTTGTTGATTGCAGACTATCAGTACAAAGCCGCATTCGTAGCAGACCAAGAAATTAATCTTACTGCCTGCTTAACAGATATCATGGCGTCTGTTGATATAAAATGACAAGCATAGTTGCGATAGACTATGAAATCTCAAGTACGTGCCAAGCAAGATGTCCAGTTTGTGTTCGACAAAGTGGTGGGAAACTAAAAGATTTTGTACAGACACAAAGAACACTTGATGAAACTAAACACATCTTAGATGGTGTAGCCAGTGGATTAGAGTTTGTAAAGTTATGTGGTAATTGGGGTGACCCAATGGGGTGTGATGTAGTTGCAGATATATGTGAGTGGCTTATATCAGAAAGTCCTAAAGTTAGAATTGATATTTCAACTAACGGCGCAATAGGAAAGCCAAAAACATATCAAAGACTAGGTAAAATGGGAGTCAATATTGTATTTGGATTAGATGGATCAGATCAAGAATCCAATGAGTTGTATAGAAGAAATGTTAAGTGGTCAGATGCAATGGATAATTTAAAAGCATATAGTTCTGAATGCACTGCAAAAGATTCTTCTTGGCAATATCTACTCTTCAATGAAAATAAAAATCATTTAGAGAGTGCAATAAAAATTGCAATAGAAAATAAAATTAAATTCTTCACTATTATAGAAAGACCAGTTCCATTTGCCGCGGGTATGCATGAGTCTATAGATAAGGTATCTGGAAACCAGTGGGGAAAGCATGAGATAATAAAGCGTGAAGGACAACAACTACCAGTGTATTTTGGTGCAGGCGACTACAGAGATGTAGAATATATATTGACACCTGCTTTTGATATGTCAGAAAAAGTAAAAGAACTAAAGGAAAAATATGCTTCAGACTTGCATTTCATATAATTGGACAGTAGATCATTCACGGGTTGCAGATTTTTCAGAAAAGAATCTGAACGTTTTTATTTCTTTTGATGATAAAATTTATCCTTGTTGTATGACTGCCAATCAATTACCAGAAAGAGGTGTTGCGATGAATGGTAGAAATTTAAAAGAAGTTATTGACAGTGGCGAACTTAATGATTTATACTATGACGATTTGAAAAATAATACACCAATAAAATTTTGTGTGGAGACTTGCGGTAAATGAGATTAGTTCAAGGTAATTTGGCTACTATAGGTGAAGGTGGTTGTCATGCCATAGCAGAAGAAGTTCTTGAAAATATGATTGTAGTCATAAGAGATCAAGGACACTTAACAATGGATCAAGAGGTACGAATCTGTGAGATGATTGGTGAGTGCCAGAGATATGATCTACAACCAGACAGAACAAAACATATTGCTTGCCACAAAAATATTCTCAGAGTGACTGGAGAAAAAGATGATGATGGTGAAGAAGGATTATTTGGACATACAAGCGCATTAGATTGGCACGCCAACCAAGCATCTAATCCAGATAGATCACCTCTTATATGGTTAAAGGCAATAAAAGGTTCGCGTGGTAGTCGTACTAGTTGGATTGATATGATCAAAGCGTATGATGATTTACCAGAGCAAGCCAAGATAGACTTTAAAGATTTACAGATTACTCTTGGGCATGAACATGGTAAATATTCTACTAGTCCATTCTTTAATGAACATCATTCGCTTGACAAGCCAATGAATTTAGTGTATACTAATGCTATTGGTAAAACTGGATTATACTTTCCATTCTTGCAGACATTTGGTATGATAGGAAAAACTGATGAAGAGTTTAAAGAAATTCATGAGTACCTAGTCAATCATGTTAAGCAAGAAAAATTTATGTATCATCATGATTGGAAAGATGGTGATGTAGTTATCAGTGAGCAGTGGTTGAGCGTACACAAAAGATGGCCCTTTAAGAAAATGGACAAACGTGTATTGCATAGAATTGCTTTTGATTATTCAAAGATAGGATTATAATATGTTAGATATTCAAAGAGATGTAGAAAGATTTATGTTGGCGGCAGATCAGCCAGTAAGTCGTGTACCTAAAATTACTCAATCAGATCAAGAGAATTTGTATATGGATTTGATTGCAGAAGAGTATGCAGAGTTAATTACGGCAATGTCCAACAAAGACATTATTGAAAGTGCTGATGCTATTGCAGAGTTAATTTGGGTAGCAATTGGTCTTGCGTCAACTATTGGCATACCATTTGATCAAGTCTGGAATGAAGTAAAAAGATCAAACGATAGTAAGACTGTCAATGGTACTTTAATGAAAAATCCAGAAACAGGAAAGGTTATGAAGCCACCTACATTTTCGGAGCCGGATTTAAATCCGATATTATTTCCATGAGTTTAAGTGAATTAATTGGTGTAGCACCAAAAGAAGAAATTGATGTTGAAGACTTCAAAGTAAAGAAGAAGGCTATTAGTCCATTCGACTTTGCTAACAGCATCAACTACACCAAAGAAAATCTTATAGTAGATGATTGGTCTGAGAAACAGTATAGTCCATTCATTGTCAATAAATCTTTGTCGTATTCAAGCGACACAGTTAAGTTGGCAAATGAAATGAACGCTAGACCTCATATCGATGGTAAACTACAGTACGATTTTCTAAAAGATATGGTGAGAAAAAAGAAGAGGTTTAACAAATGGCTAAAACCTGAGAAAGAGGATAGCCTTGAGTTGGTAAAAGAGTATTTTGGTTACAACAACACCAAAGCGCAAGAAGCATTGAGAATTTTAAGCGATAATGATCTTCAAGAGATGGAACGCCTGATGTTTAAGGGTGGTAAAATCTAATTTTTATAAATAAAGTTATACATTAAATTGAATTTATTTTTATAGGTATAACTGAAATGAGTGAAGACTTCTTTGCTATTGATTTCCCTGGTTATGAACCCCTTGAAATCAAACTAAAAAAATCCGATGACTTCTTAAAGGTAAGAGAAACACTTTCCCGTATTGGAGTTGCTTCCAAAAAAGATAAAGTTATATACCAGTCTTGTCACATTTTACACAAGCAAGGTAGATACTTTATCACACACTTTAAGGAGCTTTTTGCTTTAGACGGCAAAGATGCTGACTTTACAGAAAACGACATACAACGAAGAAATACTATTGCTAAGTTGTTATCTGATTGGGAACTTGTAGAAGTGATCGAATCAGAAAAGTTTTTTGAAGACTGCGCTCCCCTTTCCCAAATCAAAGTTCTCTCTTTCAAAGAGAAAGATCAATGGTCATTAGTAACCAAATATAACATAGGTAAGAAAAGATAATCTTCCGGTAATTTTCTATGTGCCTTCACGTGAGGGACACATTCAAAACTATCAAGGAGATTATTAATGAAGTACTTACTTTTATTTGTAGCATTACTATCAGTTGGTGCCTCGGCGCAGACTGTAATTAACTATGAGGATGGATCTACATACACATTAAAAAACGGAGAAAACATTTTCGTATCTGGTAGTGAAAATCTTTGGCTACGTCAATTGTATTCTAGGGGTGATGTATATTTTAGGAAACAAATTGCATGGCCCAAGCGTGATTACGTTCCTGGACCAGATACCGGTGTCGAAGAAGGCGCTGTTGTTGGTTCTCATGAATGGTGTAAATCATATATTCCATGGAGCGAAGGACTTACTTTTACTATGGTTGCATGGCAAAAATTCTGCGATAGTAACGATGATCGTAAGTATGGTTGTGGTGACGAGACATACGATGCGTCTGGTGACGGAGCCGCTTGTCCTAGTAGCTAATATGTCGCAGGGAAATAGTAAAAAAAGTTTATGACATTTTGTTATAAAGGTTATTCATAGTATGTTACCGTTATATATAGTAGTGATATATAAAATTATTGTATTGATGTTGTAAATAGATAGTATTGTATATCATTTTTTAACTAGGGTCGCTAGTAGTTTTAGGGCCCGCTTATAACTCGCTGAAAAGGAGAAAACAATGGTACGTAAGTATACCCATGCCGATGTCGGCAAAATCTTTAATGAACTGAATTCCTACACAGTAGGATTCGACAGACTGTTTGATAATTTTGCAAACGTGCAAGAAATTGCAAGCAATTATCCACCCTACAATATTGTAAAAAGCGATGACGATGATGGATTTATTATTGAAATCGCAGCCGCAGGTTTTACCGAAGATGAATTTAACATCCACGTAGTACCTGAAGGCAATAAGCTAGTTGTTCAAGGCGTACAGGACCGGGGTGAAGACAAACAAGAATACTATCACAAAGGTATTGCCGCAAGAAACTTTACAAGGACTTTCGCACTGGCAGAAGGAGTCAAAGTGCAAGGTGCTAGATTTGTAAACGGAATGCTACTTATTGAACTAAAACGAATCGTCCCCGAAGAACTTAAACCATTTGAAATCAAAGTAGTAAAAGGAGAGAAATGAAAACCCTCAAGCAATACATTAAAGATTGCGACGGTAGATTCTGTGAGCAAGTAATGGAATTCGCATTAGCGTGTTCTGTTATTTCAATCATGGTATTTTCACTAGCACAACTTTAACAGAAAAATTAAATTATGGAGTCCATCATGAGTGACAAAGAAAAAACAACTGAGCAACAACTAGCAGAACCACGCCTTTGTGGAATTACCCTTACTAGTGGAGAAGATATTTTATGTATCATGGCACACGATGCACAAGGAGCAGAGTATCATGTGTCAAACCCTGCACTAGTTTTAATGAAAGAGTCTGAAACCGAAGAGGGAAAGTTTCAGATAGTTTTCAGTCCGTATGTCCCCGTTGCTCATGGTGGACAATGTAGGATCCAGAAATCGTCTGTAGTATCTTTGTATAGACCTGACGATACTCTGGCAGAACAGTATAGAGAAATCTATAGACATCCTGGCTTTGAGAAACTTCTGTTAGCAGAAGAAGCCAAAGCAGAAGCCCAAGCCAAAAAAGAACTAAAAGACCAAGGTATAGATGCCGAAGTAACATTTGAAGGATAAAAGGGTTGACATTTGGTCAACTCTGTAGTATACTATCTTCTAAATGATTATATGGTGAACTCATGCCCCAATTCTATTCATACGCCTGGCAGTATGGCAACAAAATACTTACCCGCGGTATCCGTGATGGTAAACCCTTCTTAGAAAAACAACCATTTAAACCTACTCTTTATGTTCGCAACGATAAAGACTCTCAATACAAGGGTCTTTATGGTGAAAATCTAAAACCCATAGAGTTTGGTGACAATCGTGATTGTAAAGAGTTTGTTGAAAAGTACTCTAAGATTGAAAATTACCCCATCTATGGTCAGACTGATCTGACATATCAATATCTATCTTCCACATATCCAGATGCTGTTCAGTTTGACCTAAGCCAATTGAGCATTCAAACTATTGACATTGAAACCACAACTGAAAATGGTTTTCCAAATGTAGATAGTCCTATTGAAGAAGTTCTATTGATCTCACTGGTCGACAATGCTACCAAGAAAGTTATGACTTGGGGTGCTGGCGAATGGAAACCACAATCACCTGAAATTGAAGACATTGATGTTGAGTACATCGTTTGTGCTGATGAATATGATTTACTTGAAAAGTTTATGTCTTGGTGGGTAAACAACTATCCAGATATCATTACTGGTTGGAACAGCAAGTTCTTTGACATTGCATATCTAGTCAGCCGTATCGATAGAATTTTTGGCAACGATGCTAAGAACTCTCTCAGTCCATTTGGCATGACCAGATCACGTACAACTACAATCAACCATATTGAACAGTTGTCCTATGATATCAAAGGCATTGCCCAGTTAGATTATCTTGATTTGTTTAAGAAGTTTACATACGGTGCCCAAGAATCATACAAGCTGGACTACATTGCTGAACAAGAACTTGGTCACAAGAAACTAGAAAACAATTTTGATACCTTTAAAGAATTCTATGTCAATGATTGGAATCGTTTCATTGATTATAATATCATTGATGCCAAATTAGTAGATGAACTTGATGACAAGATGAAGTTGTTAGAGTTAATTGCCACTATGGCATATGACTGCAAGTGTAACTTTGAAGATATCTTTTCTTCAGTTAGAACGTGGGATTGTCTATTGTTCAATCACTTGCTAGAGAAAAATATAATGATACCACAAAAGCAAGATAAAGCCAGTCGTGGTATTAAAGGTGGGTATGTACAAGAACCTGTACCTGGTAAGTATAAGTGGGTTGTATCAGTCGATGCTACTTCACTATACCCGTCTATCATTATGCAACACAATCTATCACCAGAGATGTTCTTAGATATCAAACCACTTGACTGTACTGTAGATGGTCTGTTAGAAAAACGTTATGATACTAGTGGTCTTGTTTCTAGAAATGCCTCTATGGCAGCCAATGGCTTTTGTTTTGATAGAAAAAGTCAAGGTCTATTCCCAGAGATAACTCAAAAGTTTTTTGATGATCGTCAAAGATATAAGAAGTTGATGAAAGAAGCAGAGAAAGAATACGAGAAGACCAAGAACAAAGACCTTCTCGCTGATATATCTAAGTACAATAATTTTCAGATGGCTAGAAAGATCCAATTGAACTCTCTGTTTGGTGCCATGGGCAATAAGTATTTTAGATACTTTGATGAGCGTATTGCAGAGGGTATTACTCTTACTGGTCAGTACATCATTCGTGAAACTGCCCGTGCAGTAAATGAATACCTAAACAAGTTTTGTGGTACTGAAGATGTTGAGTATAGTTTTTATACTGACACAGACTCTTGTTATATTACACTTGATGTTTTGGTAGAGAAGTTTTTGAAAGACAAATCTCACGACCAGATTATTACTGCACTTGATAAGATCACTGAAGACAAGATTGAACCATGCATCAACAAAGCCATGTCCAATCTTTCCAAATATACAAATGCTTTTGAAGACAAGATATTTTTCAAACGTGAAGCGATTGCTGATACGGGTATCTTTGTTGCAAAGAAAAGATATGCACTCAATGTATATGACAACGAAGGTGTTCGATACTCTGAACCAAAACTAAAAGTTATGGGTCTTGAGATTGTAAGATCATCTACACCAGCACCAGTTAGGCAGTCTTTACGTGACGCTGTAGCACTGTGTCTTAGTTCAGATGAACAAGCACTACAAGATTTTGTAGAGAATCATTGGCAAGAATTCAAAAATATGGAACCCGAAAAGATTGCATTCCCACGTGGGTGCAACAATCTTGCCAAGTATACCAGTTCTAGTAGTATCTATTCAAAAGGTACGCCTATTGCTGTTCGTGGTGCGTTGATGTATAATCATCAACTCAAGGGTTCTAAATTGACCAATCGGTATGAATTGATTAAAGAAGGTGACAAGGTAAAGTTCTTGTATCTCAAAGAACCAAACTTAATTAGAGAAAATGTCATATCATTTATGGGTAAGTTGCCACCCGAATTTGATCTACATCAATACGTTGATTATGAAATGATGTTTGAGAAAGCGTTTGTTGAACCACTTAATACGATTACTAAATCTTTGAAGTGGAATACTAGACCAGTTGCCTCACTACAACATTTACTTTTTCAATAAAAATAACTTGACAAACGGTTTGTTATTAGATATAATGTTCGACAGGAGAATATAATGCAAAAGAAAATTCGTAGATTCAGAGTAGAACCTATGTATAAAAAGTCTGTGGTTGAATCGGAGTTTTATACCCATGCAGAAGAGAAAGGTTCTATTGAAGTCACTATAGTATGGCGAGGTGGTGAATACTGGATTGATATTGAAGATGATAATATTAATGAACTTACTGAGATTGATCTAGCAATGAAAAGTCCAGAAGAAGCATTCGAAGTATCATCGTTTGAAAATTGGGAACTAGATTCTACTTGGGATGGATGTTCGGAAGACATTTATTTCCATGGAACAGAAGTTGATGAAGAAACATTTGAAGAAGCCTATAATGAAAACGGATGGGACTATCTTGTTGAAGAACAAGGTTGGCAACCAGAAGACTGTGAAGTCTGGATTCAGAATGGTGTGAAAATAACAGAGGAAGAAATAAATGAGCCTACTTGAAAAAATTAAAAAGAATTCTACAATAAAAGAAACTAGTGTCTTAACAGACTCTAAGTTTTTTAACACAAAAGATTTAGTACAGACAACAGTACCCGCATTGAATGTGGCACTGTCTGGTAAACTAGATGGTGGTTTATCGCCTGGTCTTACTGTATTTGCTGGACCAAGTAAGCACTTTAAAACTGCATTCGCATTGCTATTGGCAAAATCATATCTTGACAAGTATGATGATTCTGTGATACTATTCTATGATTCAGAGTTTGGATCACCGCAAGGTTATTTCAAGTCTTTTGGTATTGATACTGATAGAGTTATGCATACTCCTATCACAGATATTGAGCAATTAAAGCATGATGTTATGTCTCAACTAAATGATTTCACACCAAATGATCACGTTTTAATTATCGTTGACTCTGTTGGTAACTTAGCAAGTAAGAAAGAAGTTGATGATGCACTTGATGGTAAGTCTGTTGCTGATATGACTAGAGCCAAACAGATGAAGTCTTTGTTTCGTATGATCACACCACATCTGACTATGAAAGATATTCCAGCAGTCGTGGTAAACCATACGTATAAAGAGATTGGTATGTTCCCGAAAGATATTGTATCTGGTGGTACTGGAATTTATTACTCAGCAGATAACATTTTTATTATTGGTCGTCAACAAGAAAAACAAGGTACTGATCTAACTGGTTACAACTTTATTATCAACGTTGAAAAGTCCAGATATGTCAGAGAGAAATCTAAGATTCCTCTTGAAGTTTCTTTTGAAGGTGGCATCAGTAAATGGTCTGGTCTTCTAGATATGGCAATGGAATCTGGTCATGTAATCAAACCAAAAGTTGGTTGGTACAAAGTAGCATCAGATGGCGAAGATGGAAAAAGTTATCGTGCAAAAGAAACTTACACAAAAGATTTCTGGTTACCAATCTTGACAGACCAATCATTTATTTCTTGGATTGAAAAAAGATATCTAATTTCAAGTGAATCAATTATGAATGAAGAAGTAAATGCTAATGATATTGCAGAGGCATATGGAGAAGAGGCGTAACTAGTGGCAGTGTGTGATAGATGTGGAAATTCTATAAACGAAGAAACAGATGAAGCAATCTGCTTTGAAGGTGATAATGGTAAGTTGTATCTGTGTTCACCATGTGTAAGTGAAATTGAGAAGGAAGTAATGAATGGATAATATTGAGCAAATTATAATTGCACACTTATGTCATGATGAAGATTATTTAAGAAAAGTAATTCCGTTTGTCAAAGAAGATTATTTTACAGAGCCAGATACTCGACAAGTATTTATCGCCATTGGTGACTTTGTTGTAAAGTACAATAGTTTGCCTTCTAAATCTGCGCTGTTGTTAAGTCTACAAGAAAATAGAGCAGTCACAGAAGACTTGTATCATAGATGTGAAACTATCATTAATGGTCTTCAAATTACAGACAATCCTGCACAGTGGCTGATTGATGAAACAGAAAACTTCTGTAAACAAAAAGCATTGTACAATGCTATCATGCAGTCAATACAAATTATTGATGGTAATGATAGTATGTACAGTAAAGATGCTTTGCCAGATATTTTATCTACTGCATTGGGTGTAGGGTTTGATACTAACATCGGTCATGATTATGTAGAGAATGCCGATGAGCGTTATGACTTTTATCACAGAGAAGAAGAAAAGATTCCATTTGATCTAGATTATTTCAATAAGATCACTGAAGGTGGTCTCTTGAATAAGACATTGAATGTTGCTCTTGCTGGTACTGGTGTTGGTAAGTCTTTGTTCATGTGTCATATGGCTGCCTCTGCAATTACACAGGGCAAAAATGTTTTGTATATTACCTTAGAGATGGCAGAAGAGCGTATAGCAGAACGAATTGACTCTAATATGATGAATGTTGCCATTCAAGATTTAAAAGATTTATCTAAGCAAATGTTTAGTGATCGTGTAGAAAAAATTAAAAGCAAAGTTAATGGTAAGTTAATCATAAAAGAATATCCTACTGCTTCTGCTCATTCAGGACACTTCAAGGCATTGATTGATGAACTCAAACTCAAAAAGAATTTTAGTGCAGACATTATTTTTATTGATTATCTTAATATCTGCACTTCCAGTAGAATAAGGGGTGGCAATGCCAACTCATATACAATCATCAAAAGTATTGCAGAAGAGTTGCGTGGTCTGGCAGTAGAGCAAGACTTGCCAATTGTAACTGCAACACAAACTACTAGAGGTGGTTACAATAATAGCGATGTTGAACTCACTGATACTTCAGAATCATTTGGCTTACCAGCAACAGCAGACCTTATGTTTGCTTTGATTAGTACTGAAGAGTTAGAACAACAAGGTCATATTATGGTAAAGCAATTGAAGAATCGATACAGTGATCCTACCAGAAACAAAAGATTCATGATCGGTGTTGATCGTTCCAAAATGAGATTGTATGACTTAGAAGAATCTGCACAACAAAACATAACTGATTCTGGTCAAGATAATGGTCCAGTTTTTGATAATAGTAGTGCTGGTCAAAGAGTAAATCTAGAAAAGATTAATTTTTAACTTTATAAATAAAGTCATGAAACATATCTGGCTAAAAATTAATGAAGTATTATCTTCTGACTCCAGTAATTTACTACAATCGTTAGTATTTTTCTCTGCTGGCTTCAGTCTTTATCAACTATTTCTATTGGGCAATTGGGGACTATTATATCTGGTCCCCATTTCTTTTGTGTTTAAAGAATTTGTAGTATCAGGTTACTATCACAGATGTATCTCTCACAATGCGTGGGAATGTCCTAAATGGTTAGAAGTTATATTCTTGACCTTGGGTGCAGGGTTTGGTTTAGGTGCAACAATTGGATGGGCAGCCGTGCATAGAGAGCATCATGATACAGCAGATATTGTAGGTGTAGATCCACATGGACCCACAAGAAGTCTTTGGGAAAACATAACTGTATTTAGGAGAAAGCCCGATCAGAAATATATGGAGCAATTGTGGAGAAATCCTCGACTCCGCATACAAGGACAGTTTTACTGGTCAATATTTTTTGTTGTTGCATCATTATTAATTATGACAATAGGATTAGCTGAGTAC